CAGACAGTAAAATCTCCATGTTGCCAGCTTTCAACGTTCCAAACACACTATCTGTACATATATCCTTAGGTTTCCTCTATAAGCCTGCTACCTTGATAACGCCTTTAACGTTATATGGATTTTCATAAATGCGGAGTCTTACTCACCCACAGTAGCGACACTTTTGTGTCACTGGACATTTCTATCCAGCCCCGATATAGACCTGTACATTCAAGGATTCGTCAGTAGACCTCTCATCTACATTCTAACCATAGATATTTTATAGACTTCCGGCATATAAGACACAACGCCCACCTCTGGGAATCTTTCGTCAGCATTATCTGTTACGGTGTCTGTCTGCCGACTTCACCGAGCTTCTGACAGAGCCTTGTTTACTCAAGTTTCTGCCAGTCGGAGTATTAAAGTAGCCTTTCAGGGCGTTACCCCGTCATTCGACTATTCGTGTGTTTAGTTCTCCAACACACATTAAATATTGATTTAATGAAGTGCTGTGCCTACTCTTTTCAAGTAAGAACGTTTCGCACCGCTCTTAGGGTCGAGAATGACCGCCTGCCCGCCGAACAGGACGGAATAATAGACGATAAGGTTATTGCAGAATGATTTTCCACCTCCCAGCGAACCGACAAAGGCAGACGCTAAAGCGTTGGTGACTGTCCCCTTGATACCCTGTGAAGCAAGAGACGGCTGTAAATAGACGTTTCTTCCCGTGTCCACGGAATAGCCGATATAGATACCTGTATTCTCGCCAAGCTGTTGTGTCGCCCCGAAGCCCAGCCCCGCCAAGAAGTCGGATTTCACATACTGCACATAATCATTGATATATCGCTTGCTGGCGGGGAGAAATTCAGAGTGAAGCCCCAGCATATCCCCAGCGGGTCGCACCAGCTTGACGTTCAAATCGTCGTAGAAGTCCTTGACTTCATCACAGCGTCGTTTCAGCTCGTCAAGGTCGGGAGCCGATACACGGATAACGTAAGAAAGTTTATACATACTTTCCTTGCTCTGGTCTAAATCGGTTTCCAGCTCGTCCACGCTATCCAGTGCGTCCACCACATTTGAGCTGGTTTCGCTTCCAGACTGATAGGCGTGATTGTCCAAGTCTTTCAGCTCTTTCTTTTTATTTCTCACAGTAGAAAGTGCCTTGCGGTTGCCGACGATTTCCACATTCATAGAGGTGTCCACGGGAAAAGTGAACTGCTGTTGCTGGAAGTAAAATATCTCACTGGACGGAAAATCCAGCTCGCCCACAATGGCATTGACGGTAAAGTAGGATACGAAGCTCTCGCTGTCCTCATGTTCCAGACGCAAGTATCGCTGGCTTTCCTCTACCAGACAGCGGGTAGGACGGATAAGGTCGTACTGCTTGATAAGCGTTGCCTTTTTCAGCTTCTTCTTTGGAAGCGAATACTCGTAGTCCTCATACGCCACGCCGTCCCTGCCATAGATATGCTCGATAAGATAGCCGAAGTCGTTCTTGTCCAAGCGTCGGAACTTGAAACGGCGGGAGATTTTATTTTCCAGCAGTTTTTCCATTTTCATGTAACGGTTGATTTCATCATCTGGCATGGAGATAAAGTCGTTCATCAGCGTATGGTTGACCTCGTTCAAGAACTCCTTAAACGTCATAAACGCTGATTTCTTCATCCTGTCCAGACTGACTTTTTCCTCGGTCACAATGAGCTTAAAGCCGATAAAAAAGCGGTAGTCCACTTGATTGTCACCAATCATGGAAACAAGGGCTTCCGTCTGTTCGTCTATCTTCTGTATCGCCACATCACGAAGTCGCCCCGTCACCAATCTTTTTGACTGCTCCTGTATGCTTCTTATGGAGCTTTCCGTGGCTATCTGCAAGGCGTGTATCTTCCCCTCACGGCTCTGTGCGATAAGCTGACGGAAGCTGTCATGGACGATAAACTTCTGTTCCGCTGACAGAAAAGAATAGTTATACGGTATCAGCTCATAGTAGGCGAATACTTCATTGTCCTTGTTCCAGACAAGGTTGTTGTCGATATATTTAATCGGTAACATACATCACACTCCTAACCGCCGTGACGGGTTCGCTGAACACTTCCTTTTCCAGCTTCACGGCTTTTCCTGCATAGGTGGTCTTAGGTCGCAGGGCAAATGTAATCTGCGATTTCAAGAAGCTGTAAGGCTTCTTGCCGTCAAAGGTCTTTTGGCTCATGAACCATGTGAGGGCGACGGGAATACCGAAGTATTTCAGAAATGCACCCTCGATAAGCGATAACGGCGGTAAGTCCCCTAAGAGAATGACGGCAAACTCCGTAATGACAAACCACGTTATCTGGGTAAAGGTAACGGGAAACGGGAGAGTAAAATCATTGATTGCGTATAAGACTTTCTCCACATTCCAGATACCTGTGTAGGATTTAATCTTCTTCATTGTCCAGCTCCTTTCTTTCAATGATTGAGGGACAGCCCGCTTCTGGCCGTCCCCATAAAATACAAAAAGCTGTCAGTAGCGACCTTGCCTGTCGCTGATCTGCCAGCTCCTTTACTTGATTTCACACATACCATATCTTGTCTGAATGAAATATCCCTCGATTTCCAAATCCCTGCCGTATGCTTCACAATCTATGTAGTATTGCAGGCTGGACGGTATCTCTCCCAGAGTGTTCAGCTCATAAGCGAAGTGATACGCCACGTCTGCCATAGTTTCACAGCCAGAATAACAGCAGATACGGTCTAGGTTGTCTGCCAGTTCTTCCAGACTTCCAAAATAGGAAATGAAGTCGTCCAGTTGGTCTAAAACTTCCTCTGGAAAATCCTGTATCGTTTCATACAGCCTGTTCAGTTCCTCGATTGATGTATATTCATTTACATGGCATGGGAAATTTTCAGTGTCATGGATTGCGTATTCCTCATAATTGCCGTTCAGTCCGATACGTTCAGCGATTTCTTCCTCATTCAATGGAAAATGAAACCATGCTCCTGTTGAACCGCCCTCAACATAGACACCCAGATTTTCAATAAAAACTGCCATATCATCAAGTGCCATAATATGCCACCTCTTTTCTACGGAAGCTCATAGATACCGTGGTCGGTTTCCACAAAGCGTCCGTTGTCGTCAAGGTACTGTCCATAGGCTTCAAAATCGAAATAACGGGTGAAGCTCTCACTAAGGGAAGTAAAATCTGGGTCATTATTCATAATGTGGCGGGCAACGTCCGTCATGTTCTTGCACCATGAATAATGAATGATGTCATTTCTGTATCGGTGCAGTTCGTCAAGGTCAGTGAAATGGCACATCAGCTCCGCATAGTCCTCTTTCAAATCAGAGGGTAAATTCTCGTAAGTATGGTACAGGTCATTGAGCTTTTCGACGGTGGTATCTTCCTGCACTTCATCAGCAAAGGGAAGCTCCTTGCCCGTGATATAGTAATAGTCTGTATCTACATCAATCCCCAGCAGTTCTTCCACCTGTTCTGTGTCGATAGGCAGGGTGAACCAAAAGGCTCGGATTTCTCCGTCTGTCGGTTCTCTGGCTTCAATCTGCACACGCATTTCTTCCATGTTTCATCACGTCCTCTCTTGTCAACGCTTCCTGTATGACGGCGTAAGGCACACCGAATACATAGCGTGAAAAATCTTCTAACTGTTTCTTAGGATAATCAGACAGGCAAAGGCGTTTTATCTCAAACCAGACCGCACGCTTGTAGTAAGGCAAGTCGGAGAGATACGGACACCCAATTTTTGCCTGCATATCCGTAAAAATATCGTTCAATCAATCACTCCAATCTGAAATTTGAGTATAGAAAAAGCGGTTGATCTCCAAAGGAGTAACCGCTTTATGTCGGGATAAGAAATTGTAAATTAATTTGTCGCTCCGCTCAATTCCTTAATAATTGGAATAAGTCAGCTTACATTTGGAAATCTGTCAAAGCATGGAACAAGACGCCTCCCCACAAACATTTTGTTTTTCTCTTGCACCATTCAAGAAAAAGTCCGTACAGAACATACTCTCCCAAATTATTAAATGTATGCGTCAAAATTTGTGAAAGTTCCATTCCTGTTACCACCATTGGAACACAGTGTGCTAATGCATAAAGTATATTCGGCAAAAGCCATTGGACAGGGCGACTAAACTCTTTTTCCAGAATTACAGGAAATAGGGCTCTAAATTCAAATTCTTCAAGAAACGCAACTGAAAGTAGATAGTACAGCCACTGAAAAACAATGGTTACTTTCTCATCAGAAAATCCAAGCCAATTCACAAGTTGAAATACATAAATCAACGATAAAATTGTAACAATTATCTTAGCACTTCTTGTTCTAATCTGAAAAGAAAACTTCTCGGTAGCAACTTTTCCTTTCATAAAGAGCAACTATCAATATTACTATTATGGGCAAATTCACAAAAATGGTCTGAAAGGTTAATGCTCCTAAATACTTTGGAGCATCTCCAGTACTTAATAGACTCCCTCTAACATATTTATATCGAAAATATAAAACTGCCCAAACAATACTTATCAGATAAATTCCGAACACAAGAAAGAGTCTACCTTTTCTGTTTATTTTTCCTATATTTTTCATAATTGAATTTCTCATGTAAAATTCCAATTTATCGATTTCTATATTCACATTATATCAGTTAAAAATCAGCCATTCAATGAAATTCATAGGGTAGCTATCTTATTTCGTGTACCATTCCGTCACCCCCTTTCATTCCCCCCTATGCCCGAACTCTCATAGGGGGACAAGTAAGTTTGCGTGACCGCAAACTATTGATTGTTACGCTCCAATGATACGGTTGAACAGCTCTAACAGCACGTCCTTGACACCGCCGGCATTGAATACCAGCCCGACAGCGATTAAGGCAATCACAAGGAAGCCGATTAACTTAGAAAACTCTCTCTTAAATCCTAAGTAGATACCGATAACCACGATTGCCATAAGCACCAAGCTCTGGGCGTTGCTTAAAAACCAGTTGTATAAGTTCTGTCCAAAATTCATTCTTTATCAATCCTTTCTTTTTTGATTTCTTCCATTTGCTCGTCAGCCATTTTGCTGACCTGTGCGATACACATAAGGACGACACCGATACCCATTCCCAGCGATACCAGCACCAAGTCCTTGACAAGTTCTGCCATAGTCAAAATTCTCCTTTACTCTGTGATAAGTTCCTCTGTGTCCACTGTCTGCTGTCTGATTATCTGCAAGTGCTTTTCCGTCAGCTTTGCGTTGTCCTCAATCTCTTTCAGATAGCTTGTGCTGTTGCCAGCGTCTATCTTTTTCAGCATTTTCAGCGTAGGAGCGACCTGTCGGCTTATCCAGCCCAGCGTCCTTTCCAGCGTGTAAGGCTCTGGGTCTGTCGTCAGCTTGATAGGCGGGCGGTCTTTCCCGATAAACCACGCCCAGCGGTCATTGAGCTTCCAGTCTGTCTTTCGCTTCTCCGGCTCTCTGTCCACGAAGCGAATATAATGATTGATGATAGAAAATGCCGTCTGTTCTGCGTCATAATGGGTCAGCAGTTCACGGACGGCATAATAGGCTCTTTCATCTTTCAGTCGTATCTCGAAGCGGTTCTTTATCGGAGCTTCCTCAATCGGCACACCCAGCTTTGCGTACTGTTCGTAGTTCTTCTCATAACAGCAGAAGTAGACTTCTGATTTCAGAGAGCCGATATACAGCGTGTGTCCCATGCCCGCCTTGTCCTGCTCGTTGTGCTTCACCAGCTCGCCGGAAGCATAGGACTTGAAAGAACGGAACAGGGAAACACATTCCTCACGGTTGCATTTGGCGGTCAGATCTGGAATATCCAGTATGCCCGCCCTGTCGTTAATCGCAAGGTCAAGGCGTTTCATCACACCGCCTTCAACCAGAGCGTCCATGAGGAAGTCGTACCAGCTTCGCTCCTGTGCCAGTAGATAACTTTCAAACTGGCGACAGCCTTTTCCTTTCAGCTCCAGAAGCGTGCCTTTTTCCTCGTCCTGCGAGGTATAGACGAACACATCACCCAGATAGTAATGCTCGGTGTATTTGTAATGTCCGTAGTCCTCATGGAGCATATAGTCAATATTGAGCTTCAATATATCTTTGATAACGTGCTGGATATCCAGCGTAGGGAAACGGATACGCACATAGTCGAACAGCAGGAACATGGGAGCGTCGGGATTGAATTTCTCAACCGCTTCCATGAGCTTGTCCTGCATATCGTCAGTGAGCGTTACCTTGCCCGCTTCGATACGGTTCAAATGTTCACGGCTGATACCAGCCATGATTGCAAGCCTTGTCTGGGACACGCCGTAAGACTGACGTTTCTCTTTCAAGGCGGTTATAAAGGTGCTTTCATTCAGCCTGCATACCCCCAATCGTGAAAGTGTGATATTTTCCGCAGATTGTCACAGTTGGTCAACAGTTCCAGAAAATCCTTATACCAAGCAGAATTTCCAGACTTTTTGATAGTAGTTTCCAGCGGAATTGTGCCCCTCTGTTAGATACCGAGGGGCTTCTTTCGTGGAGCAGGGCAAGCCCTGCTCCACAGGACGGCTTACACGGTCTGGGTCGCTTCGCTGACCGTTCCAGCCGTCAGTGGTTCAGTCAACCCTTGTTACGCCCGTATAAACTACGATAACGTCGGTATCAGCAGAAAGGCATTTTCTGACAATATCCTTGTCAATCTCATATTCATGGTATATCTGTCTGAAAAAATCCTTATCCACCACAAGAAATGTAAAACGGTAGTTGAAGCCATGAATGGAAAGCCATTCGTCCAGCACCACGGAAAAGAGCAACGGAAGTTTCAATCTCCCAAGTCCCGCTTCTGTCAGAATATCTTCCATATGTGCATGATAGGCTTCTGTCGGAAATTCCTCACATTTATCGTCAGTCGTGCCAGCGACACTTTCCAAATCCGCAAGGAAGCGGTCAAAGTCTACGCAGACACCCTCGACGTGCAAATCTGCGGTAGGGTCGCTGTAACCCATTTCTAAAAGTCCCATATATTTTTCAATTCTCCTTTCGTTCATCTGATACGGCTTGCCTTGCCAGTGCAAGAGAGCCGATAGTCTGTAAAAAATCATGTCCCTTTGGTACAAGGGGAGTGTAAAACTCCGATATGACGCTCGTACCCACGTCACAATAACCACGTCCTTTGATACGCTTCTGGAAGAACTGTTTCTTTACGTCGCTTCCGAAAAGCATACCGTAGCCAAGCTCGCTGATACGTCCCAAGCCCACACGGAAGTTGAAGTTATCTCTGATACCGTCGCTGAAATACTTTGCGTCGGGACGCTGGCAGGCGACAATAAGGAAATAGCCCGCCTGTCTGCCAAGCATGACGATTTTCTTTAGCTGGCTTAAAAGGCTCATGCTTTCCTTTGTCCCCAGCATTTCCAAGAACGCCACATACTCGTCAAAGATAAGGAAGCAGGGCGGTAAGCCCAGATAGGCATAGTTCTCGCCCGTCTTGTAGTCTGGGTGGCGCTTCATTTCCTCGCTCCTTGCCACCATGCCCTCATAGAACGCATTGACACATTCAATCATATCTTCTTTGGTGTGGTACACGTTATCCATGACCGTACCCAAGTCCGCAAGGTCAGCGTTCTTAGGGTCTAAGATGTAAAGCTGTGCGTTGGTCTGCAAGAGGGCTTCAATGATTGTCAGCAGGAAATAGGTCTTTCCACCGCCAGTCCCGCCACAGATAAGGGCGTGAGGGAGTGCGTCGTATTCCCATGTAAGGTTCTTCATCAGACGCAAGCCCCCGTTTTCAGCCTTTACCTCGTCAATCGTGATACGGTTCGCTATCATGTCATAGAGCAGGGTGTACTCGATATAGCCGTCATGGAGCGTCTTGTCGGTCAGCTCACAGTAAAGCCCGCTTTCCAGCTTATCTTCCAATCTAAGGAGCTGGTCTTGATACTTCCCTAAAGAGATTTCACAGCGGATATGGAGCAGTCCCGTGTCCATTTGATAATAGATTTTAGGAAACCAGACGATTTTTTCCCTTGATCTACTCTGCAGGTCAGTGAAAAAATCGCTGTCCTGTACGGTCTGGGCTTCATACCACTTATTGTCCAGTATCATGCGGGAGAGCTTTTGACGGTGTAATAGCTTCTTGAAGCTGTCATGGAAGAAACGGTAATAAAGAAAAGCGACCAATGCACAAACACTAGTCGCTATCCCTATGGTTATGAAGTTGTATGTGGAAAGCGTCACGCCATTATCAAGCAGACTGAAATGCTCCCAATCGGTACGCATGAGCTGTCCCATGTTCAGTAGCAGGAGAACCGCCACGAATAGGAGCAGGAGCGTACCCACACAGAAGCGGTATACAAGGTTCTTGTCACTGGCTCTGATACGCTTTCCCTTGTATTTGTAAAATGCCATTGATACTCCTTTCATCAGTAACAGCCGATATAGGTAAATGTCCTGCTGGCTGGATTTTTCCAGTCTATCGTCTCAATCGAAAACTTGAATGTGTACCAGCACTTGTCTTTACTGATATAATCGGGCATGGAGATAATCAAACTGCCGTCCATTTGACAGCCACTATCCTCGATTGCCTGCGTCAGCATAGTTTGAGCCAGCCAGCGGTATTCTGGAAGCGAGACTTCTCGAAACTCCTTTTTATAATCTTCATAGCCTGCTACGTTCTCCATAGGCTACTTCTGATTTTTCTGCTGTCCTTGCGAAGCATGGTTCTGTGGATTTCCTGCGGGCTGACCGCCTTTATTTTTCAGCACAATGTCGTCTGCCTTGATATACCATTCCACGTCTGCCCCTCGGTAGTTGGCGTTTGCCACCGTATCGGCAACAGGATTGATAAGCTCCACCTCGGCATTGTACGGGTAGTCCTTGACAGGGATTTCCGCTGGGATAGATACCTGTATCGTGCGTTCCTGCTGACTGCATTTCAAGTCATAGGTTCTACGCTTGATTTCCTCGCTGGTCGTCCCGTCCTCATTCTCCACTCGCACTTCATGTCTTAATGCGGAGAATTTCAGCACTCCAAACGTCTTTTCCTTATCTAACACAATTCCATTCGCTAATCTCATAATCTGTTATCCCCCTTTACTTGCTTTCCTCGGCTGGAAGCATATCGTCAGCCGTTAAGATATAGTTGGTGTAGCCACGACCTCGCACGTTCTTTCCCTCGGCAGTAATCTTAGGATTGACGAGCTTTACTTTCTGCTCATATTTGAAACGCTTCTCCCCAGCCTTTGCGGGAAGCACCACGATAATGTCGTCGGCTCTCTGAATGTCGGAATACAGGTTATAGCTTCTCGTCACGGGAACAAAGCGACCATTGACACGCTGTTGCTCCACCTCATTTTCTCCTGCAAACTCCAAGTTACCAAAAGTCTGTGCCATGTCAGGCACGATATATTTCAATTTCATGTGTTCATACCTCATTTCTTTCTGTAATTGATATGTGGGGAGCTACACTCCCCACGCCCCTAGTGGACTGTTCTTTTCCGTCAATCCGCAAGCAGATTAACAGAAAAGGAACAGTTTAAATTATCATTTCCTGTCACATCAGAACATACGGCGGGGAGCGTGATTTCTTCATCATAAGCAGACCATCCGATTATGAACGTCTACGCTTGATGAAGTATGTTCCTGCCACGCCTGCACCAGAGAGAACAAGAAGCCCTAAGAATAAGGCAATGTTTGTGTTATCGCCTGTCTTTGGAGCGTCGCTTGTTTTAGTCGGTGTATCTGGTGTGGTCGGCTGTTCCGGCTCTGTTGGTTCTTCCGGCGTTTCTGGTACTTCTGTGATTGTCACCGTCTGCCCGTCGTCCTCAATGTCCTTATGCTCTGTAACCTTAGTCGGTTCATCTGGATTGCTCAAATCGTATAATTCCTCAAAGGTCACAAGCTCTTTCCCGCCAAGCTCGGAAGCGTCGAATGTAAAGGCAATCTGGACTTCCATGCTTTCACTGTCGGCAGTAAAGGTATAGTCATTCTCGACACGTTCACCATTGATGATAAGTTCTGCGTTTTCGTCCTTAATCATCTGCCAGCCTTTGAGCTGATATTTTGTGCCGATTTCCAATCCGTCAAGAGTAACGGTATCAATGATTGTCACGTCTTTTCCCGCTTCAATCTCTTTCTTTCCGTCCTCGCTGGTCGCTGTGGTATGGATAGAGATAATACGCTCCGTGATAAGCACCGTCTGTCCCTCGTCGTCAATGTCCTTGTGTTCAGCCACCTTTACAGGCTCGTCCTCATTGGAAAGGTCGTAAAGTTCCTCAAAAGTAACAAGGTTCTGCCCGCCCAGAGAAGAAGCGTTGAACGTATATTCTATTTCAATCTTCATTTCCTCACTGTCGGCTGTGAATGTGTAATCACTTTCCACACGCTGACCGTCGATAAGAAGCTCGGCATTTTCCTCTTTCAACATCTGCCAGCCTACAAGCTGATACTTCGTACCTTTTTCCAGCCCGTCAAGCGTAACCGTGTCAACGATTGTTACTTCTTTGCCAGCCACGATAGACTTCTCGCCGTCCTTGCCTGTGGCTGTGGTATGGATAGAGATTTCTTTCTCGTATTCATCAGTCAGTGTCCCTAAGTCAACGGTCACATTGTTTCTGGACACCACGATTTCAAACGGTGGGATAAGCTCAAAGCCCTTGTTGCTGTCACAGCGTAATTCCTCAATGATATAGGTATCGTAAATCAAAGCACCTTTGCTGTCGTCTGGCTCGCTTGTTCCAAACCAGATACCGTCCTCGCTGGTCTTTCCTGCATTGGTGTTGTGCTTATGGGAAACCCAGTCAGAAGAAGTGGAAAACTGCCCGTTATCGTCAGTCACGATAATATGGCTCTCACCTGTGGTCTTGCTAGTGATCCTAAACGGAACTCCCGCAAGACGCTGGTGTGTGCCAGCACCAATCTTGACACCCTCTAAGTCGCCACGCTTCACTTGATTGTAAATGGAAGTGTCCGCACCCGTAAGGTCAACGATTTTCCCATCCTCTGTGATTTCAAATTCAATCGGTTTCGCACCGTCCGTCAGATAGCCCTCTGGAGCTTTGCTTTCCTCGATACGGTATTTTCCATAAGGTAAGAGGTCAGCAGAAGTAGAAGCCACGCCCTCAATGTCGGTAAGGATTGTCTTTACCACTTCATTCTTGCTGTAAAGTTTTCCCTCGACAAGTACGGCATTGTCATTAAGGGAGATGATTTCAAATTCAGCGTCTTTCAAAGTCGCACTTCCTTGACCTTTGGTATCGCTGGTTTCTAAATCTCGTTTCTGGATTTTCACACCGCCACGGATAACCTTGTCTGATACGGAAAACTGGTTGCTTCCAGACAATACGGCAAGGTCGCCGTCCTCGGTAATCTGTGTAAGGTACATTCCCTTAATCTGTTCCTCGCTACCGTTTGCCTGCATATATGCACCGTCAAGAAGATAGCCGTTAGGTGCTTTCGTTTCCTCAACGGTCAGCGTTCCTAAAGGAAGCACGTTCTTTCCGTCCTGTGTATAGAAGCTGTCCCCAGATACCTTGTATTCATCAGAAAGACGGGAAACGTAATGGATAGTGCCGTCGCTGTCCTTTTCAGCGATTGTCTTTGTCACCCATGTCTTTGTAGGCTCGCTAGGGAGATTATCAGTAGTATAGTGTCCCGCATAGAATTTCCATGTGAACTCCGCACCCTCTAAGGAAGCGTCGCCCTGTGGAGCGTCTTTCTGTGTTTCCATGTCAATCTTGAAAAGCTCAATCAAGGTGTCTGTGACCTTTGGCGTATCTGATACATTGAGTGTCGCTGTCTTGCCAGCTTCCACATTTAAGGAATAGACTGTGTTATCCACCTTGTAGCCAGCAGGAGCGGAAAGCTCTTTGATGTAGACTGTGCCAGCCTTTACTTCCACGGTATCAGTATTTCCGCTGTTATCAGTCGTAAGGGTGGCAAGCTGTTTTGTACAGTCCTTATCAGAATAGACACCATAAGTCGCACCAGCGATAGAGTAAAGCCCGTTTCCGTCGGTAATGCTGGCATTACTGGAAGTCTTTTTAAGGGTGGCATTTCCTACGGCAAGTTTCGCCCAGAACTGTCCAATGTCCTGTCCCTCACCAGAATAGATGTAACCACCACATTCATAGCGTCCTTTGTTCTCGCTGGCAAAGGCTTTCGCCCCAGCGTAAACTTCGTCCTGTACGGCTTTTGAGATTTCATCATAGGAAGCTCTGACGTTATCGCATTGCCAGCCAAGATGAACGCTCAATCTCTGCCATACGACGCACTGTTCAAGAAGATAAACCTGTTTATAATTCAGCTCGCTGTGGCTCTGTGCGTACTGCTTGACGTATTCCAGAGAGAGGGCAACGTCGGAAATCTGGTCGGCACTCATGCGTGTGCTTGCGTCGGCTCTGGTCTTGTAGCCGTTCTTGAAGTTAGTGTTGATGTCCACACAGTAGGCGGTTTCGCCCTCAACTTTCATAATGCCCTCATTAAAGGTCGAACCGATAGAACCGTCGTTCATAACCTTTTCGATATAGCCTGCTCGCTCCGCACTTTCTGTCCAGTATTGCGTTTCAGAAGCATGGACTGCCGTTATCGGCAAAGCGGTAACGATAGTCGCAAAGGCAAGGAAGCCTGTGGCTAATCGCTTCAATATCTTTTTCATAGCTTTTAAAATTCTCCTTTCGTTTGGATATAGAAAAAGCCGTCCACTTCTGAACGGCTGGAAATAGAAAAGGAACGTCAATATCGGCGTTCCATAATCTACTTACGATATTCAATTTGTGATACTGATATACTATGCAAGAAAAGGTATCTCTCTGCTGATTGACACCAATTTTGACACCAATTTTTTATAAAATGACGATTTCTGACGAGTTAAGATAAAATCATAAAATCCGAGAAACGCCCATAAATAGGCACTTACGACACCCTATGAAGTTAGACAAAATCCACACTGCGATAACAATAGTATATATCTAATTATATTACATGAGGAGTGGGATTAATTAATAATTTAAAACATAGCTATTATAAAGGAACAATTTATTTCGGTGATATCCCAACTAAAGTTGAAGCAATCCAAGTAGATAAGTCTGATGAAATAAATAAAAAAGGCATAAAAGTAGAATCTAACGAAAACTTAAAAGAAAAAATAGCTATAAAACAGGATGAAATTATTCTATATAAAGCAAATTTTGATAAGAATATAAATTTTTATAATTATATAAATATTAAATTTGGAGATTTGAGAGCCACAGGATTAGATTCGCAAATACAAGTTAATGATAATAAAAATTTGTATAAAAATGACACTAAATTTAAGTGGCATGAAGGTATAAACAGAGTTAAACTTTCAGCTAAACAGATAAATAATAAAGATATAAAAATTAATATACAGATAAAACTATCAAGAAATCAATATTATTATAAAGAATTGATTACAGAAAATGAACATGAATTTAATGTAATTAAATTTATTAATAAAAATTATGATTTAAGTAGTAATATAAATATAAGAGAAATAGTATTAAATGAATTTATTTTAAATCAAAATATAGAATATTCTTCTGGAACTGAAATATGGAATTTATACAGTAATAAAAATATTAAGCATTTTTCAATGAGGTTTGATATAGTAATTCCAAAATATTTAAATTGTAATAATAAAAATAATTTTATAATATTATTTGGAAATTAGGGTCAAAACACTTTAAATTTTATATTATATATTAAGCTTATCTTAACAATAGCTAAGCTAATATAAATATAGGAGTGTTTAAATTGGCATTAATAAATAATTTAGCAGTATCTAATACTACAAGCGAAATAGATAAACAAACTTGCCAAGTTAGTGTAGAAGGACAAGTTAAAATATTTTCTTACAAATGCTGTGATGCAGAAGATAATATATTAGCAAAAGGTAAAGATTATGCATTTACATTAACGTATGGTAATATGGGAGAATGTCCAGGAACAACACAAGTAACTGATTGCTTATCAGTAACAGACATAGATGGAGTTCAATTTAAAATAATGGATGTTTGTGGACCTTGTGATAATCATAAGGTTTATGTAGGCGGATGTTTCTATTATCCTGGAGCAGATTTATATTTCTGTTCATATCCATTTGTTTATTCAATAGGATTCATTAAATTATTTAACCTTGAACCTGTAGTTTGTCCAGAATCAGAAATATGTTTCTATGTTTTTGATGGTTCAAGCAAGGACTTAAGTCTTGCACCACATAGCATAAATACTTTTGGTGCAATATTACAAGCAGAAGACATATTCTGTGAAGATTGCCCATGTAGAGCATGTGCACCTGATGCATTTAATAATGCAGAAACAATTAAACCTTTAGATTTAGATAGTTCATTATCAAAAGAAGAATTAGAAAATGAATTTAAGAAATTACTAAAATTATAATACTCAGTAAAGCGAATAACATCAAATAAAATTTTCATAAAATTATTTACTATTAGATAAGAATATAGCTACCTTAAATTTTATGTAAACAAAATTAGTATAAAGTTTAAATTTTAAAAGGCATTAACCATACTAGGTTTTCGCCTTTATATTTAGTTTACAACCTATTGATAAAATCCAATGCTTTATAAAGTGTATCAAATCTATCATTACCTTTTATCATTGTGTATTTTTCTTTAGTAATAGAACCTATCTTCTCACATGCCCCTCCCCCTACAACACATAAATTCTCTGTCTTACCTGGTACATAATCTTTTATATCACATATCAGTATTTTTCCATCATTATAACCCCAGCCAACCACAGTCGCAGGGATTTTGTCAACTTCTCCATCATAAACTATTGTATGTTTGTACATCTGTTTAACTCCCTCGTTATCTATTTTTTTATTTAGAATGCCTTCTGCTATTAATTTAGCGACTATGTCTTTATGCCTAATATAATAGTCTGTATCTGCTTTACTGTCTACAAAGCACACTTCTATTAATATTGCTGGTGCTTTTGTATGACTAAGCCAGTAAAGACCTCTTACGTCCGATTTTGCACCTCTGTTTTTAAATACAGTTGCTAATTTAGTATTTACTCTATCTGCATACACTTTGCCATTGTTAGTTTTGTATATTGTCTCTGTACCCATAGAATTTAAAGTTGTTTTATTTGCGTTGAAATGGATTTGTACTGCTAAGTCTACATTTTGCCTATTGGCAATTTTACATTGTTCTGCTAAATAGTTATTAGATTTATCTACTTTTCCAGTATACACAATAGCTCCACCTTGTTTCAACCATGTAACAATTAAATCAGTTAGTATTCTATTTTCTTTTCCTTCATCTATATAACCAACTGCCCCTGTTCCTTTTCCTGTTAGTGTATGTCCTTATTGCTACTTTCATCATTTATTTTCCTCCTTCAACTGTTTATAAGTTTGATTTATACCTATTGATATTCCCCAACAAATTACACCTTGTAGTACTGCGTTAGGACTAAGCCCTAGCATCCAAATAGAAAATCCGATTCCCAACACAAGTAATATAATTGGAATGTATTTATTATCTAGTTGTTTATATTTTTTACAACCTTTACCTATAATAGAGAGAGCAGCTACTAAAATTAGCAACTGCTCTGGTATAAAACTTATTAAATTATCCATCTTTTATCCTCCTAATTAAAATATTCCTCTTTGAACTGCAAATATAAAGAATCCTATAAGTGTTGTAATCATTGTTCCAATTAGCCATTTCAACATACTTGTAAGTGAGTTTAAGTTCTCACACAATGCTTTTAATTCTGCTTTAGACTCTATATTTGCCACTTTTAATTCGTCTATTTCATCACTATGTCTGTTTATTCTTATTTCATTTCGTTTTATTTTTTCTTTTATAACTTCTTCATTCATGTAGGCCTCCTAATTTTTGATATTAAAAAAGGAACATTACCTATTTTGTAGGTTGTGTTCCTTCTACTACTCCACTATGTTCTATAATGTAGTTTTCAACTGCCATCCTGTACTCTGTGTTAGTAACATCATCAAGTTCAAATACTCTATTTTTTAGAGGATTTAATCCCTTATTTAATATTCTCTCTGCTAATATTCTTACTACAATATTATTTATATTCATTATAAAATTCCTCCTACCTTTTCATTTTCTGCAATTAGTAATTGATTTTCTAACTCTTGTATTCTCTTTTCTTCATCTGAAATAAATGTTGGTATTTCCTCTAAAATTGGTTCTTTTGTTTCTATATTTATACCTATAATTCTATTTCTTGTATAGTCTATACTTCCATATTCAATATCAATA